ACATAATATAAGGATAATGATCTTTTATAAAGTCAATTTCATTTATTCCTAAACTTTCTAATAATATAAAAGCAAGTTCAAAATTATTACTACAGCCTGATTCTATTAGTTCTTTTATTTTTTCTATCATAAATTTTATAATTTTTTTCATTAAAACCTTTGCAAATATAAAAACATCTGTTAGATTTGCATAACATTTAATCAAAAATATTTTTCACATGACAGCTAAACAACAAATTGACAAAAGCATTAACGAAATGCACGGAATTGAGCAGACTGTATCAAAAATTGTTATGTCGCCTGAGTTTTATGAATCGTTTAGGGGCGAATACTTAGAACATCTGTCTAAATTCGGAACTTATCAGCAGCGTTCAGATAAGCATATTAAACGATATCGGGGCTGCACTATTGAGATTGATAATAATATTTCTAACTTTAAAACTTACTAAGATGTTTAACGAACTTGCAAAAACTATTCATGAAGGTAACGCAGAACGCGGATTTTGGGAAGGCGAACGGAAGCTTACTGAAGTAGTAATGCTGACGGTCTGTGAATTGTCCGAGGCAATCGAAGCAGATCGGGCTGGAAAATGGTGTACACAGATGAATAAAGATGTGTATAAACTTAATGAATCGCCGGAAGTGTTCAAGGCACAGATTAAAGACACGGTAGAAGACGAGATAGCCGACGCTTTTATTAGGCTGCTTGATTTTTCGCATAAATTCAATATAGACATTGATTTTCACATTGAGGCAAAACTGAAATACAATTATTCACGGCCGTATAAACATGGCAAAAATTATTAACAACAACATGACAAACAACGAATATCACAGCAAAAAAGATTATCTGAGCAAATCAGCTTTGGATATCATCAATATTTCGCCTGCTCACTTTAAAGCGTGGCTGACAGGTGAAACTAAAAAACCAACGTCAGATATGATGTTCGGCAGCTTAGTTCATTCTTTGGTATTAAATCAGAATGATTATGCAATTATGCCCGAATGCGACCGACGTACAACAGCCGGTAAAGCGATTTATGAGCAGTTTTTGACAGAATCGGCAGGCAAAGAAATTATCTGTACAGCCGAACAGTTTAAAACGGCACAGCAGATAAAAACAGCTGTATTCAATCATCCGAAAGCTGCCGCACTGCTTAGGCAAGGAATTACAGAGCATCCGATATTTACAGAGATGCACGGCGTAAATGTTAGGATTAAGCCTGATTTTGTAAATACTGAATTTAACTGCCTTGTTGACCTAAAAACAACAAAATCTGTTGACCTAAAAACAACAAAATCTGCCGATCCTATAGAGTTTGCAAAGTCCGTTTGGAATTATCGCTATCATGTTCAGGCGGCTTTTTACCTTGATGTTTATAACGCTGCGAATAATACTTCGCTTACAGACTTTTACTTTATCGCAGTTGACAAAGAAGCACCTTTTAATACTGAAGTTTACATTTTAGACCCTGAGGCAATCGAACGCGGGCGGGCAGAATATCTGAAAAATATCGAAACTTATAAGTATTGTCAGTGGTCAGAAAATTGGCCGGGCTATACAGGCGGGCAGGCTATCAACATTATTTCACTTCCAAATTGGGCAAAATAACTATGGAAATTAAAAAAATCCCGACGCTTCAGGATCTTGTACAGGATAATGAAGACTCACTCAAACAGAATGCGTTAATGGTAATTCTGAATCAGCAGCCGCCTGCAACGTGGCTACAGGACCACCCGATGATTAAGGGCTATAAATACCTGCCGATTGAGCGCGTAGAGTGGCTATTAACGCGTATTTTTACAAAGTGGTGGATTGAAATCCGCAGCACTCAGATTTTAGCAAATTCTGTTTGCGTAACTGTCCGTCTGTTTGTTGTTAATCCTATTTCAGGGGAAACAGAATGGAACGACGGAATAGGCGCTGCACCGATACAGACCGATAAAGGCGCAGGGGCTACAGATTGGAACAGCGTTAAAACTGACGGCGTTCAAAAAGCTGCACCGTCGGCAGAATCATACGCAATAAAAGACGCTGCTGAAAAGTTCGGTAAGATTTTCGGTAAAGACGTCAGCAGGAAACAAAACTTAGACTATAATCAATTTTTAAAAACAGTTAACGACAACATCAAATGAAATTCACAGCAAATTCTTCAGAGCTGAAAGAACAGCTCACAATCGTTTCAGGCGCAATCGGAACTAATCCTGTGCTGCCTATCCTTGAAGACTTCTTATTCGTTTTGCAGGGCGATACGCTGACTATTACGGCAACAGACTTAGAAACGTTCATCTGTGTAAAAATAACCGTTTCAGGCAATACAGACGGGGCGTGTGCTATTCCTGCGCGGATTTTGACCGAAACGCTAAAACAGCTGCCGAATCAGCCCGTAATTTTTGAAAATGTAGGATCTGAACTGACAATAGTTTCAGGATTCGGGGAGTATTCTGTAAGTACTGAAACGGCGTCGGATTATCCTAAACTGCCGGAGTTCTCGGCTGAAGGAAACGTCGAAATTCAGTCCAATATTCTGCTCAACGGAATAAACAAAACTATGTTTGCGACATCTATTGATGATCTTAGGCCTGCGATGACAGGGGTATTATTCCACTTTAATCATTCTGGGCTTAACTTTGTCGCTACTGATGCCTCAAAACTCGCAAAATGCACTTATGAGCAGTTTAAACATGAAAATGAAGAACAATACATTATTCCTAAAAAATCGCTGCTGCTGCTCAGAAATTCGCTGAATGATAATTCAGATTTGGTAAGTATCGGATTTTCAAAACAGAATGTACTGTTTGAGTTCGGTAAGCATATGATTGTTACGCGGCTTATCGATGCACGTTATCCGCACTATCAGGGCGTAATTCCTGCGAATAATGACAAAATCATGAAAGTAAACAGGGCCGAGCTGATCAACTCGCTTAAACGAATTGCGAACTTTGCCAATAAGACTACTAATCAGGTCAAATTTTCGATTTCAGACAATAAACTGACGATTAAGGCAGAAGACTTAGATACGGCAAATAAAGCCTCTGAGAAGCTAAACTGTGAGTTTTCCGGCGTGTTTGAAATCGGATTCAATTCTAAGTATCTGATTGAAATTCTGAACACTATCGGCGGTCATGATGTTAAATTTATGTTTTCAGCTCCGAATAGAGCAGCACTCATACAGAACGAACATACAGAAACAACTATGCTGCTGATGCCGATAATACTTAATTCGTAAAACACAGAACCCGTCTAAACAGCGGGTTTTTTTATTTCATACGCACAAAAAAACCCGACCTTAATGATCGGGTTATTTTTTTTAGAACGGTAGTTCGTCGTCTGATACGTCAGGAATAGCAGCCTCTTTTAACAGTCGGTACTGAGCGTCTGACATACTGAAACTTTCTTTTACTTTTTCAGGCGTTACGCTTCCAGCTTTTACCTTTATTAGTGTCTGCTGAAACTGGGAATCCGTAATCTTAGGCAGTTCTGCTTTCTGCGGTGCGGCGTCGAAAAATGATACTTTCCAAGCCTGCAAATTTACAAAATAACGCCCGTTCCATTCTGATGCTCTTAGGTTGAAATGAACTTCGATTTCGCGTCCGTTATCGTTTTCGGTTACGAGTTCCGTTTTTTCTTTTGTAAGTTCAAACGGCATTTTTTGCGGATGATCGCCTTCGGTTTCTACTACAAAAGTACGTTTTGTGAATCCGTTTGATCCGAGTTCCTGAACTGGTCCTACGTTGATAATTCTGCCTTTTACGCTACTGTCTTTCATTTTGTTTTGTATTTAATGTTGTTTAATAATTCTGTATTTTCGTCTGCGTGGTATTCAGTATTAGGATATGGCGATCCTGGAGATCCAATAAAAACATTATGTTTTTCAAAAATACAATCTAATTGCTTTTTAAATTCTTGATAATCTCTTTTTGTTACATATGCCTCTTCTGATAATAATCTATATTCAGGCTTTTTACCATTTATAGGTTCTTTTTCAGATTTATTCGAATTATCAGGATATTCAAACTGTATCAGCTTCTGCAATACGCTGATAGCCTTTTCAAGGTCCTGACGTCCGTTTTTGAATTTGTAGCGGGTAATGTACTTTATAGCATTTCCCTGCATGAAGTTCAGTCCGTTTTTGTGCGCGTATTCGTCAGGCTGAATTTCTAACTGTGTGTAGTGAGTGCCGCCGATTTGAAGGTCTGTTATTTCTTGGAAGAAATTATGAGCAGGAAGCGTCCACGTTGCAAATTTAAAGTCACCTTTAATGCACTTGCAAAGATATTCATTATCAAAACTTGTTTTAGATATAACTTCCCATTCTGAATTATAGAAATAAAAATTTTCTTTTATACACCTAAACTTTTTCCCTATCATACATTTTCCTCCTGAGATTTTTTAAAATCAGAAATTTCACGGTTAATACCCGTAAATACTAACTTTTTGCATTCGTTCAGATACCATTCTATCTGATTTTCGGGAAGCTGAGAAATCATTCCACATACTTCTGTCATTAAGGCAACTACATCGAAGTTTAAATCATTCAAATTTTCGCGGTCCTGTTTCATTGCGCCGGAAGTCTGCAAATTTAAGTAATTTACAACTGAATTTCTAAGGTTCAGCAGGCGCATTTTCTGATTACCGTGTAACTTCTGCGGCTCAAGCTGTGCGATTGCTACTTTTACTAAGTGCAGAGAGCTAAGCAGCAGCCACACGCGCTGAGTCTGTGCTAATTCTGTTTTTTCCATTTTTAAAAGAGTTTTATTAACATTACAAATAAAGATCCTGCCGCATATCCTAAGCCGTAAATTAAGGCAATTCTTACACGTTCGGGCCATGTTTTAGCATCGGCAATAAGTCCATAAAATGGTAGATTTGCCAACGGTCCGACAAATGCTAAAAATACGGATGCAGGTGTATTGCCAACTGCAACGGCCTGAATATACAACGTGCTTAGAATTTCTAAAATAAAGGCGCAGATGAATATTAGCAGATATGTTTTCATAAACTTCTGAATTTTTCCAAATACTTTAACGTGGCCTTTTTCGTTTCGCCGTTCGGACCTCCTGCCCATTTTCGTGCGAGTTCTTCAAACGTAGGGAATTTACCGTGTTCGGAATAATGTAAGTGCATGAATATGCCCATCATTGCCCAAAAAACAGCCGTTGCCGCTTCTCTGTTGTGCATATCAGCATGATCTAAATTCAGCAGGTCCTTAAACCCTGTTCCGGTCAGGCAAACATCATAAATTCCGAACCGACCGCGACCTCGACCGCCGTCACCTGATAAACTGTCATTTCCGCCAGTTTCAAGCTGTGCAATTTTACGCATAAACTCGGAATCGGATGTATCGCGGTACACAACACGTTCGATAACTTTTACGTGAATTTCAGGCTTTTTTTTGTAAAAACCAAATAATACGGCACATAAAATTAAAAATCCTATAATCTGGATACTGTTTTTCATATTTCGAATTGTGGGTTAATAATATTTTTTACGAATTCACGAAGCAAAACAGATTTTTTCTGACCTGTTTCGCGGCAGTACTGTTTAAATTTTTCGTTATCGGCCTCATCTAAGGCAAATGTTACGAGCGTCATTTTTTTGTTTTTCTGCAAATTTTTACCATAAATGATCAGAGCTTCATGAAACTCTTCATCATTTATATAACTTTCCCTTATAGGTTTTTTCATAATAATATATGTTTTAAAAGTGATATAATAAACAAAGGTACATAAAATATTTTATAATGTGCATATTTTTTTCGATATATTACATAAAATAATTTTATACTAAGTACAAAAAATCTTATATAAACTAATAAAAAGTTTTATAGTTTATACTGTTTTATTT